GATGCTGACCGCTGCGCCTATCATTACGATGGAGGTGATCCTCGCTAGCGCTCCCGACGACGTCATGTTGCAGACCACGGGTCTTCGGCTTCGAGAGGCGTCCGTCACCAATCAGTCGATCACGGGAAAGCTCGTGCCCGATACGATCTGGCAGGGGGGCTTTCCCGCCCACGATTTCGACCCTGCCCAGAACCCCGGCATGTTCTCGTCGTGACCCTCGACCAGTTCATCGGCATACCCTATCAGAATCGCGGCTCTTCATTCAAGGGCTGCGATTGCTGGGGGTTGGTCTGGCTGTTCCACAGGCACGCGCTGAACCAGGAAATTCCGCGCTACGAAGGTTACGCTGACGCTGAATCTCCGAGCATGCGAAACTACATCGTAGAGCGGTGGAACGCCTGGGTGTCCGTAGAACTGGCCAATATTGAGCTCGGCGATGTGCTGGCCCTAAAGGTGGGCGGGTTGCCCGTCCATTGCGGCGTCTACGCCGGGCATGGTAGGATGCTTCACGTGCTTGAGGGCCGCATGTCTTGCCTCGAACCTGTCGCCCGTGGGCTTTGGAAGAACGCTATCGTGAGGATCGGTCGATGGAAATCGTAACCCGCGAGAAGTTCGCGACTTCCGGCCAGGAAACTCATCAGCTCCCGCAGGGGCTGACGATCAATGAAATGCTGGAGGCCGTTTCCTGGAAGCCTGAGCTCCGTCCGTGGACTTACGTGACTGTCGACGGGCGACAGGTGCCCGCCGAGATCTGGAACGTGGCGCGGCCCAAGGAAGGTCGGCGAGTGTTGATCGCTCTTCGCCCTGCGGGCGGGGGCGGAGGCGGCGCGGGCAAGAGTATCGCTATGGCCGTCGCAGCGATCGCCATCATGGTGGTCGCATGGTATGCCGCCCCGGTCATCGTTGGTGCGCTCTCCGGTGTCGGCACGACGGCAGCGGCCTCGGCTGGTATCGGGACTGGTCTGGGTGTGGCTGTCGCCGCGACCCAAGCCGGTCTTGCAATCGCGGGCACGCTGGCCCTCGGCGCGCTCGTGCGTCCCGGCTCCCTCGGAAGGCAGACGCTCACCAATTCGGGCGCAGGGGGGAACGCTGCGTCCGAGAGCAATTCCTACGGCATCAGTGGAGCCTCGAACGCGATTTCGCGATACGGGGTCGTTCCCCGTGTCTACGGTCGGCACCGGGTCACGCCGCCGTTCGCCGCAGAGCCCTATGTCGTCTCTGCAGGCACGTCGCAGACGATCAATCTTCTGCTGGATTTCGGCTACGGTCCTCTTCTGGTCGAGGATATTCGTGTCGGCAATACGCCGATCTCGAATTTTCCGACGGCGCGCTGGTTCGTCCACAGCGAATACAAGAAAGGCGACCCTCTCTACATATACAAGAATGACCAGGCAACGTTGGAAGTCAACGCTGTTCTAACGGAGCTCGTAGACAACGTTCGCGTTTCCCCCCAGGCGGGATCGGTTGTGACACTTGAGTTCGCGTTTCCGGGCGGCCTCACGGGGTTCACAGAACAAGGCGCCTCGTTCCAAAAAGACGACCACGTCACCGTCTTCGCCGCACCTGAGAATGGGGCGGGGGGCTGGCAGCCGATCTCGAATTTCTATCCGTATGCGCTCTTTCAAGGCGAAGGCGGAACTCAAAACGCAGGCGCGGCGCAGGTCGGCTCTGTCGGTGTAGTTCGTTGGAGCCGCGGATCGATAAATGGATTCCCCCAGGGTTTTACGACCGGGGATCCCGTCGTTCAGCGGATGGTTGTCGGCAGCCTGTTCACTTATAATGGTGTCGGCTATACGATCAACGGCGTGGAGCCGAACAACCTGGAGCCGGGTCAGTGGAATGTCAAGCTCGCTAACCTGCCCGGCAACATCTCGTGGATTTATACACACACGGGAGTCATCTTCGGTGAGGAAGGTCGCGCAGGAACGTTTCCGCTCCCGGGCTCAGGAGGCGCTTCTGGGCCTCTCTGGGTGACCTTCGGACCTTCCGCTTATGACGTAGAATTCCACGGGCAGACGCGCACCCCCCGCGTAGTTTCTGTCGTCATGCAGATGCCCTATGAGAACAAGTGGCAGATTCTAGTTCGGCGCAGCACTCCCGTCAGCAATAGCTCTTTCATATCCAACCAGATCACGTGGTCATCTATTCGTGTCGGTCGCTGGGTTGCCCCCATCTATCCTGAAAAGCCCCGCACGATCATGGAGTTGCAGATCACGGCTTCTGAGCAAATCAGCGGACAGGTGCAGAATATCAATGCTCTCTGCACGTCGATTCTGAAAGACCCCCGCAACCCCGGCGCTCGTATCGCAACGCGCAATCCTGCGTGGATCTACGCAGACATTCTGACGGGCACGGCCAATCCTCGTCCGGTGCCTTGGTCGCGGCTTGATGAGTCGAAACTCATCGAGTGGGCGAACAAGAACGAAGAGAAAACTGTCCAAGGCGATATCTTCGCTACCTGCGACTTGATCGTGGACTACCGTTTGACGATTGGCGAGCTCTGCCAGAACGTGTGCAGCACGGGCAGGGGGGCGCCCACGGTCGTAGATGGTCTATACAGCGTGCTTCTGGATGACGAGAATAAGATTCCTGTTCAGATGTTCACGAATCGCAACGCCGCCAATTTCCAGGCGACTCGGGCGTGGGTAGATCTTCCGCATGCGCTGAAGGTCCAGTATATGTCGGAGAACACTTGGAACCGCGAAGAGATCATCGTCTACGCAGATGGCTACAGCGATCAAAACGCTACCAAGTTCGAGTCGCTTCAGCTCGCAGGCATCGTCCGCCCGTGGCAAGTGTGGCGGTTCGGTCGTTACTATCTCGCCGCTGCGTTTCTCCGCCGCGAGCGTTTGAGCTTCTCCACTGATGTCGAGAATCTGGTGTGTCAGCGCGGAGATCTCGTCCGAGTGGCGCACGACCATCTGCTCCAGAATTTCGCAGCGCGCGTTCGAGAGATCGACGCGAATGTTCTGACGATGGACGCCTACCTGACCACAGAGCTCTACAGCGAACCATTTCCGCTTGTTCCTGCAAATGCGGGCTCTGGCACGGCTCTGCCTCCTGGCTGGGGGACTAGCACCGCGGGAGCAGCCGGAGTCACTGTGACTGCTATCGATCGGGGGCAAACGGCAGACGGCACGGGATATTGCGACATTCGCATAACAAAAGCCGCAGCGGGGGGAACCGCTAACGCTGTTCAAATCCTCACGGCCAACAATCTATATTTCGGAATCAACAGCGACGACATTATCGTCAATTCTGCAGACTACGAGATTCTTTCACAGACAAACTTTGTTGGTAATCAAATCCGGTTGGCGACTCAACCAACGAACTCCACCAACGGAACTGGTCTGGGAACTGTCTTTACCGCTCCCCTTCCTTTTCCCCCCCTCAATACGAGAGTTCAAGACACTCTCGTCACAGCTCCTGGCAGCACCCTGGGCGTAGTGAATGGGTGGAGGCCTCTCCTGGAATTCGGCTGGGCGCCCACCACCGACTATCCGGCCACGATGGACGTTCGCGTCTACACGCCGCGTCACTTCATCAATAATCCGAAGCCTAGTCTTCTAGCACGGGTAGACGAGGTGAAGCCTCGTCTTGTGCCTAACGCAGAGGGGGCTGGCGCTGTTCTAGGTGTCGCAGTCACCGAAGGCTTAAACGTATTTCCTGACGGATGGGCCAGCCAACAATGGTCTGGTTGGACGAGAGAGGTCACCCGTGTTGCCAAAGTTTTTGAATACTGGGACATAGACATTCGTTTCACGGCGCCTGCTGGAACCGGAGTGGGTTCCTTGATGTTTGCTGTCAATCAAGATCTGCCGGATTCTAAGAAACTGTTTGGGCGAGTGCAGATGCGCCGAACAGCGGTCGCGGGAACTGCTCCGACAGTAACGCTCGTTTTTTCCGCGTTGGATTCAGCAGGGGTTTGGATACAGAACTTTCTTTCGGGAACACTGACGCTCAACACCACAAACGAAATAGAAGTCGTGCACGGACCAGTGGATCTTTCGTCTGTCCCGAATGCCGAGCGCTTCACTTTCGGTATGAGGATCAGCCCGGCGGCAGGGGCCGCTTGCGACGTGACGATCCGTTTTCGCCTTCCGCTGGTCGGAGATACGACCAATCCAACGAGCGGTCTGCCCGCGATCGCGGCGCCCGAAGCGATTTACGGTCAACTGCGGACGACGGACGGCGAACTCGTCGACTCATTTCCGATTCTTGCCCGCCCCGCAGAGGATCAGGTCCTCGTAACGCAGTCGATCGCCGACCAAGCCGCGCCGGGTGATCTCATCGTTGTCGGCACTCTCGCGACCGAGACCAGCGATTGGCTGGTGGACAAGATCACAGCGGGGGGTGACTTCGCGGCGAACATTGACCTCATCGAACATGCCCCTGGGGTTCTACAGGCTGACAAAGGCCCGATCCCCCCGTATGTGCCGAACGAGGGTTCGGGCATCCTGACCGACCTTCCGCCAGTCCGCAACCTGACGCTCACTACCACACCGTTCCTATACACCGCGGACGGCGTGCCGACACACGAAAATCTGCTGCAATGGGATCCACCGGCTTTTCAAGTAGCGTTCTATATCGTGACCCGCCTGTATGTCGTCCCTAACCCGGGAGACGGCATTACCCCGCCGTTTCAGAGCGAAAACGTGTTGATAGAACTCGGTCGCGCCATAACGCCCCGGTTCCTTGACACGCTTGACACGCGCACGCTGCGCCATGGTGGCACGCTTGTTCGCTACAGCGTCGTTCCGGTGACCCCCAGCGGGCGCAGAGGCGATGCCGTGGCTGTAGAGGCGACATTCCTGCCGGATACCGTAGCTCCGCCTGCGTTGGTTTTCACGACCAACGTATTGTCCGAGACTACCATGCTGATCTGGGGCAGGCCGAATATCCCGGACCTGGGGGGATATCAGATTCGCTTCGTAGACACCACGATTGGGAAAATCAACCCGGCGTGGGAAGACATGGTGTCTGTCGTGGACTCGGTGTCTCCGGATACGACATCGTTGACTGTTCACATTCAAACCGGCACTTACGCGATTCGCGCGTTCGATACGAGCGGAAACTTCGGTCCTCCTTCGTATTCCGTGACCAATGTCGAGACGCTGCCGAATGTGGATGAGATCACGCGCCTAGAGGCGGGACCGACGTGGGCAGGCACGTTTGATCAGACGGAAGTCGTCGGCGGCGAGCTTCGGCTGCGGCCGGGCTCAGACGGAGCCTACCCGGCAGAGGGATGGTTCTACGCGACGTCGGCGGTGGACTATCCGGCTTCGTGGTTGTTCCGGGTCCGGGGGGCTTTTGACCTTAACGTGTTCCCCACAGGCGACGATCCGCTTGGTGATTGGAACGCGCAGATCTGGGTATCCATACAGAAATCGGCGCCAAAACTCAACAGTCCCTGGTTTGCCCCCCTCAGCAACGCAGTCCCTCTGGCGGGAGGGCCGGGCGTCTATGTTCCGCTGGCAACGGTTTCCCAAACCGACCTCGTGGGTCGCTTGATCAATTGGGCTGTTCGGCTTACCAGTCGTCGATCGACGATCACCCCTTCGGTTAAGAACGCTATCTTGATTGTCGATCACTCGGAGCGTCGAGAGTTTGGCGACGATGTTGCGACCGGAACAGGGGGTAAGAACATATTTTTCTCAAGACCCTTCTTCGTTCCGCCCTCCGTGGCCGTGACCCTCAACGATGGACAAACAGGTGATCGTATCGTGAAGTCGGTCAGCACTACCGCTCTGACCGTGGAAGTCTTCAACAACGCCGAAGTCTCCGTCAGCCGCAAGATCGACTGGCAGGCCATCGGTTACGGACGAGGAGAAATCTGATGACGCAATTCGCTCGCCCCACGCTGAATGCCGCCGTCGACGACGGCATCACGCTCAGCGCGAAACTCAATGGGGCGTTTCCCGCGCTTTACACGAACCACGCCGGAGCAGCGGCGCCCCCCTCCCCGGAGCAGGGGCAGATGTGGGTGGACACGAGTGGTGAGTCGGCGAATCCCCCGGTCCATGTTCTGCGCCAATATACAGGAACAGTGTGGCGCGAGATCGGCACTCTGAATCTCACCACCGGCTTGTTCACCACGGCAGGGGGGCTACCATTGACGGGCGGCACCGTGACCGGCCCCATTCGATTTCCGTTTGGGACCGCGGCTGCGCCGTCGATCACTTTCGCCGGTGATACGGGAACAGGCATCTATCGGATGGCCGCTGGCGAGCTGGGCTTCGCACTAGGGGGCGTCCAATTTGGGCGGATGGCGACTTCTGGGTTCACCTACAATACGAACATTCGCATCGTTCAAACCAACACCGACGCGGCTCTTCAGTTGGACGCCAATGCGGGCCAAAATCGCTCTATCTGGGGGAGGACCGGGGCAAGCCCGCGCTGGGAGCTTCAAATCGCTTCGCGCGGCGCGGAAACTGGCGGAAATAGCGGAAGCGATTTTTCCATTTCCAGACACGGCGATGATGGGGTCTCCCTGGGGGCAGTCTTCAACATCAGCCGCGCGACAGGTATTGTTTCAGCGCCGATTGGTGTGGAGGGGGCTTTCATTGCTTCCCGCCCTGCATCTGGCAACGCCGATGTCATCGTCGCCACGGGGGCGAATTCATCGTATTCGTTTTTTGCCTCTCCCTCCGGAGACGCAGGTATCTACAACAACCTCGCAGATCGAAATCACGCGCTGTTCGAAGCCGGCGGAGTTTCTCGATTTTCAGGGTCTGTTCACGCAACTTCCGCCGGATTTCAGTGCGATGGGTCTTCTGATTGGGGCGGCGTCTATGGCGTCCTGGCTTTTCGAGGCAACCCGAGTTGGGCTGACATAGATATTCAGTTGCTTCATCAGTCTGGCGTGTTCGCTTCGATGCGGTTGGTTGTCGGCAACATGATGTATGATACGAGAAACGACGGCAATATTGTCCGGACCTCGGACAACGCCGTTGTCGTGTGGCAGCCGGGCTCGGACAAGCGGATAAAAAAGAATATCAAGCCAGCGACGCATGACGCACTTTCTTCTATCCGGGCGCTGGAGATGGTGGAGTTTGATTACGAGGACGCCTACGCAGAAGCTGCAGAGACCAAGGATATTCAAGGGCGAACTGTCCGGCGCTTGAGTGGTCAGAAAGTCGGGTTCACCGCGCAACAAGTCCAAGAACACCTGCCAGACGTGGTTTCCGTAGTTCAACCAGCGCCTTCGGTCCGTGCCCCTGACAGCCCCCCAACAGTCTGCGTTGCCCCAAAAGACATGCTGACTGTCCACACGCTCGAGTTGATACCGTATTTGGTTCGTGCAATACAGCAGCAGCAAGAGCAGATCGACGAGCTGAAAAAAGCCCTGAAAAATGCCTGACGAATCCCGCTCATCGATGGGGGACGCTGTGGAAGTCATCAAGCGTCTAGACCCAAACATGCTAGCGGCGCTCATGTTGACCGTAGTGCTCAACGGCATGTTCTTCTATGTCTATGTCCACATCGCGGACGCCAAGCACATAGAGTTCATGGCGGCTCTTCGGAATTGCCCCGCCTACAATCCACCAACCGTCGGAGGACCTGGACGATGAATCTCGAGAACTTGGTGGCCTGGGCTGTCACCCAGGGATATGATCCCGATATCGACTACACGACGACGGAAAGCAACGAGCCGGTCTCTCCTCCCGAGCTGCCGCTGCCCCCCGGCCATCTGTCGCGGAATTTCACCGAGGCGGAGTTCCGGTGTCGCGGCACGGGCACGCTTCCACCGGGGGGTATGGATCCGGAGCTCATTCGCATTCTTCAGGCGATCCGAGATCACTACGGTGTGCCGGTGACCATCAACAGCGGCTACCGTTCGCCGTCACACAACGCAGCGGTCGGCGGTGCGCCGAACTCCCAGCATCTGCTCGGCACGGCGGCGGATTTCGTGGTGCGGGGCGTGTCTCCGGCCGATGTCTTTCGCCTCCTCGATCCGCTGCACACGGGAGGCCTCGGTCGGTATTCGAACTTCACCCACATTGACACGCGCAAGGGGAGGGCTCGGTGGTGAATGAAGATGATCCGCTGGACACAGCGCGGGGCTTTCTCAACGGGTTGGCGATCAGCGCTCTGCTTTTCCTGGCACTATTCCTCCTGGGGGGTTGTTCGGCGAACTCTCTCCGGGCAATCGGCCTTCTGTCGAGCTCAAGCGGCAATTCGAACTCAACGGGCAGCCCTCTGGCCCGTGCGACGGACGGTGCTTCCGCGTCGTTCTCGCTGACATCCTGCCGCGACGGCCCGCCTCTTGGCGAGCTCATCGTGCAACTGAATCAGCAGGGCATCATCTCGCTCGCGGAAGGCCCCAACACGGCGACGCGAGTCACGCTGAATCTGTGTGCGGGGGGCGGCCCTCTCCCCGCACCCCCCACCCCACCGGCAAGGAGGCCGTCAACATGACCCGCAAGATCCTCAACATGGCGAAGGACGAGTTCCCCGCGCCCGCACCCCCGCCTGCCCCGGCGCCTCTGCCGGAGCAGCCGGAGCTTCCGCTGGAAGGGCTGCGCCGTGGCGACAACCGCATCGCCGTCAGCCGCCTCCAGCAGCGCATCGGCGTGGCCGTGACGGGCAAGTTCGACGAAGTCACCGAATATACGATCCGCCGTCTGCAAGAGCAGTTCGGCCTCGACGTGAACGGCATGGCGACGCCGCGCGTGCATGGGCTCCTGGGACTTCCCTGGCCGCCCTTGGACTCCTGAGCACCCGTATCATCTTTCCCCTCGGGTGAACTTAGGAGAGGCGGCGGGGGGTGGTCCCCTGCCGCCTTGCCTATTTGTGGAGTGGTTATTCTGGCTGCCCGGCAAGCCTGTTTTGAGCCCCTTGGCGGGGGGGGGTGGGGCTGGGGTAGCGCAGCGCCGCCTAGGCCCCCTGGCGAGGCTTGCCTACGCGCTGATCAAAAAGAGAGGCGGGCTTTTCAGCACCGCCTCTGAGTTTGCAGGGAGACGTCCGGGCTGCACCCCTCTCTCAGGAGCCCGGACCTGCGCGGGAGTGGGGACGGAAGGATACCGCCAGAGGGGCCGCGCTAGGGAGTCTAGCACCCCCCAGGCTGATGTGACTAGGCAGGTGCCCACATCACGATCGGGTATGCCTTGTCGAAGTCCTTCTGCAGGTAAGAAGTCTCGACAGGCTGTTCCTGCCCGTCTTGAAGTTCCAGGCCGTAGATGCGATTGGTCACGACCTTGCCCTTCTTCACGCGAAGAGTCTTGGTCACCACGAACACCCGGCTCGGGTGGTGGCGCTTGTCCTTGTAGATCATGTGTGGATGCTCCATCCTTCTGCGTCGCGATAGATCAGACCGCCGTGCAGGATCGGCACGGGCTTGGCGCCGGGCTTGTCGGGAATCTTCTCGCCCCGGAAAGTGAAAGACGGTCGGCGAACGCTGTCCGGCGAAAACACGACACGCGTGACTTCGCCCGGCACAGGAGGCTCTGGGCCGTCTGGACCGCCGTTGAAGCCGCGCCAGCCGGACGCATCGCGGATGAACAAATTCACCACACCCATGAGCGCCAGCCGGAGCGCGTCGGCTTGATTGCGCTTGGAACAGAATTCCACGCTGTCGATCAGGTGGGCGGGGCAGGTGAACTCAATGATCAACGATCGCCGATTCCACCGCTGCTCCATGTTCAGCGTCTGATTCGGCGTGGGCATCGCTGCCAGGGGTTCCATCACTTCTTGACCTTCCGTTTCTCGACCAGCGGCCCGATCAGTCGGCCGCGGGTTCCATTGAGGGGGGTGCCGTTTCGCCGGAAACGATGCGTCTCACGGGTCACGGTATTGAAGATACACCAGAAATGGCGATCGGTCAGTAGAAATCGGACTTCCATGAGCACCCTACCGCACTTGTGATAATGAGGCAAGTAGCCGAGCTCTTGCTGAATGCGACGCCATTTCCGGAGTTCAACGGACGATCGACCTTTCAGCCTCATAGGCCGCCCCCTCCAGCCGCTGGGCCTCTGCCAGATTGCGGTGTTCGGCGAGGGTGTCCCCCCAGGCCCGATCCTGCTCGGCGATCGATCGCCGGACCGCGGCACGGGCGCGGAGAACGCCAGGGCGCGACATCATGCGCTGAATGAATTCGGGGCACGGCTGCCCGTTGTGCCTGAGCTCCATCAGAGGACCTCCACCCGCGCGGGCTTCGTCTTCTGGTTGTAGCGCCAGAGCTTCTTCCGCGCACCCAGCCGCAGGAGGCTCTGGATGCTGCCCCCGGACAGTTTCGGGAACAGGCCGAGCGCCGTGGAGTAGGCCGGGACCGACGTGAGGGTGGCGTCGGTCGACATTTCCTTGAGATGATCGTAGAGACGCTGCGCCTGTGCCAGACGTTCGTCGGACGGGGTGCGGACTCGTCGACGCTTGATCTTGATGGGCTCGGGTTTGCCCGTGAGCGTCACTACGGACGCGTCGAAGTAGCCCGGTTTTCCAGGCAGGGGGGAGAGCTCGAGAACAAGCGTCTTCCCTTCGTATTGCAGAAATGCGATCATCAGCCGGCCCTCTTGTGAGCGAGGAGGGTCCGCATCGGCGCTTTGTCCATGGTTTTCAACACGCGGAACTTTCCGTTGTCCCGCACGTATTCCCACCACCCCTGTTTTTCACCATAGCGGCGGACTCGGTTGATGCTGTAGCCTTTGAACCCGAGGTGATTCCACAACGCCCTCGCGTGGATGAGATCACCGGCTACGAACATCTTGTGATAGCACATGGCTGCCCAGAATTGGACTGCCACAGTCTTCGTATCCATTTGGTTGCTCCTTCAGCCCCCCACGGGCTGCAACGCAAGCCTAGCACGCAACAAAACATAGACACAAGCGGGCTTACGCTTGCGTAACGTTCACAAAGCGTCTCTCCAGTCCCCCCGCATGACTATATCCACTAAAGACATCTTTTCTTTTTGTTGTTTCTGCATTTTCGTTTCGACAGTATCGGGAGCGTAGAGATCTATCAGAGATAAATGCTTCGTCTGCCCGATGCGATGTGCCCTGTCTTCTGCCTGAAGACGAATTTCCAGGTCGTCCACGTTATTAAAAAAGATCATCGTATCGGCCTCGGCCAGATTCAAACCGATGCCGCCGGAGTGTGGGTTGCCCAGGAACACCTTGGTTTTGGGATCACGCTTCCATTGGCGTATAGACTCGTTGTCGCCTTTTTGGTATCGCACGAAACCGATACGATGCTTGGCCAGGAGACGCTCCCACTCGCCCAGGCACCAACGGAACGAAGTCCACAAGATGGTCTTGCCGGGAGCTTCCTCCAGGTGCTCCAGCGTCCGCTCCCACCGATGCGACGGCAGGGGGGTGGCTTTCTTGTCCTTGTCAAGAATGAAACCGATGGAGATCTGCCTGAGCTTCGCACGCGCAGAAATCAGGTGGGCCACTGTCACGACCTCGAGCTCCGAGAGCTGGACGAGCAGTTCGTCTCTCATTGTCTCGTAGGCTTCAGCCTGCGCGTCTGTCAGGGGCACCGGGCTGGGAATGGGAATCTTGTCAGGAAGGTCCAAGCACTCCTTCTTCGTCTTGACGAACACATGCGGTTTGATCTTGGACATCAGTTCGTCGACTCTTTGATATCCCGTGATCTGCATGGCCCCCCTGGGCGCGCCGATAATCGGCTTCAGTTTGCAATAGAGCGAACGAAATTGAATGAACGTTCGGCATCGCAAAATGTCCGGCGACAAAAACGTCAGTTGGCTCCACAGATTCTCGAAGCCTTTCACCAGGGGGGTGCCGGTGAGGATCATCCGGTGCGCGGCCTCGGGGGCGATATTCAGTGCAGTCTTGGTTCGTATCGCCTTGGGGTTGCGAATGCGGCTGGACTCGTCTGCGACCAGGGCCACTCGCTTCTGCTTCATCAACCAACGGCAGAAATTCACGCCGTCTTTGGTTGTCAGCGCTTCCCAATTCATGGCCACCAGAATCAGCGCGTCTGTCTTCTTAAGCGTGTAGAGCGTTTGGTCTTTCCACCGCTTCGATCGGTTTGAAGACCAGACGACGGTGCGATATGGAACGGGGCAATGCTCGACAGCCTGCTCTTCTATCCACTGTGCGTGGACTCCGTTGGGCGCCCAGATCAGGGCCACGTCGATCCTCTTCTCACGGTAGAGTTTCGCTACCCGCAGGATAGCGGTCTTCGTCTTGCCAGTGCCCGGCTCCATGAACAGCCCGGCGAACTCCGGGTTCTCTTTCTTCTCGATGAAACGCAGCGCCTCTTTCTGGTGGTCGCGCGGAGGGGGGATGATCTCAGCCGGTTGAATCAGGCGCACTTCGGGTTCTCCGGATTGTCACGGTGCCACGCACGGCCATTTTGAAGTCGAAGGAGTAGGTCTCCTCCGGGGTGGGCAGGCGACCGGTCTTACGACGGATAGCACACATCGCAGCGAGCAGTCGCAGTGGGATAGGAACAGCCCCCCGCTGAATGGCTTCGTCGCGCTTGCTCATGCTGATGTCGTAGTGGTCACCCTGATACCAGCGTCGTGCGATGCCGATTGCGTCCGCCATCGCGTGCAGTTCTTCTTCGGTGTCGGCGATCAGATGGCTCATCCGCATGCGGCCGAACTGGCCCATGGGATAGCGATACATGTCGTCGACATAGACGGTCATCTGCTTATCTCGTAGACGTGGAGCACTAGGCCTCCGCTCATCAGAAGAACAGTGCCTACATATCCTCGCCGAGCGTCGTTAGGAATTTCTGCGCCAGTGGGAATGAGTAGAAACCTTCGCTCTTCCGTAGGCAGGGAAGGATCTACTTGCGCCCAAATCGTCGGGCACTCGTTCTGTGAATGCAGACACAGAACTTTGGCGAGCAGCGGCATCTGCACGCGGTTGTCTTCTTGCGGAAGAGGATACTTGAAAACATTGACACTCATGACCGCGTCACCGAGCGAATGCGATACTCGGCGTTCTGCAGCGCGACGCAGGCGCTGCCAATCTTCATCGTGCGGGCCTCGGTGTGCGGCATGCTCATCGCGTCGATCACGTCGCGCAGGGACTCGCAGATCTCTGCGATCGCCACCCGGTAGGCGGCCTGGACCGCGGCCTCGGGCGGGGGGCTGATCGTCACCGTCGGGTGCATGAAATCCAGGGCCATCACCCCCCTGTCGGCGAGCAGGGCCGCTGAGGGAACCATCGTTCCATCATCTGCCTTGGTCCAGGCTTCCTTGATGTAGAACTCGAGAACTCGGTGCAGCGCGCTCATGATTCGTCTCCTGTGAATGGGTGAACTTCAACGAGACCCTTGCGTCGGGCCTCCAGCATCTCGATCTGAAATCGCAGATCGAAATTCTTCTCTTCGAGGACGCGAATGGTGCGTGCCAAGAAGAATTGTTTTACGATCAATAGACAGACGACCCCCAATGCGATCGCAAAAGGCCAGTTCGTCACTTGCGGTATTTCCTTTGGAAAGAGACGTTGTCATCTGGGGTTGAGGAAGAGCGATAGACGATCGAGCATTCCCCCTTGTAATTGTGCGGCGCCATCACACCACCTGAACACGACCATTTCCCGCAGGTCCATCCTTCGCCGAGCGGGCCTTTCGGATCCCAGAGGAAGGCGTGCAGCACCCCATTGATCTCTATGCAGTGATAGGCAGCCTTGAGCCTGTTTGGGGGGAATCCGGGAATGTAGACCCAGCCCGTGCCAATATGCTCTTTGCTCCGCCGCACGATCTTGCGGGGCGCGGGCTCCTCGGGCTTGCTGCGACGGATAATAACGGCCATTTACGAGCTCCTTGAGGCTGGGGGCCGGGCTAGCGCCGGGCTACGCCCGCCAGGATAAAGGTCGCCAGGGCCAGCGCGGACAGTTGAAACGCTGAGTCTAGACGGCCCTGCAAAACCGCATAGAAAGCGAATAGCGAAGCCGCGAGGAAGACAATCACGTGCATCAGGTGAATTCCGGCCAGAGATAATTGAGGGCGGGCTCCTCGCGCCAGTCATACTTGCTGTAGAACTCAAGGTCTTTGTGCAGCAAAGCGGCGCGGTGCGAGGAGTGGAATCGTTCATCGCCGAACCACAGAGGCAGAGTGTAGACTCGTCGATCGTATTTCTGCATCGTGTTGCGGTAGCCGCGACGCACCCACTCGTCGATACAGAAATCATGATAGGCCATCAAGCCGGTCACGTTGCGTTCCCACATGACGGTCGCAGGGTGGGTGCGCCACCCCTTGCTGATACCTAGGATGGCATTGATGATCTGCATGGCTTCGACGCGTTGCTTGCCGAGTCTGCGATAGTCGAGCATCTGCGCGCTGGCTTGCAGATTGGCGACTGGAAGGAATGTTTGCATGGGGAACACTCGCGCTAGGTGGTGGCCCATATTACCCCCCGACTTTGCGAACCACAACCGTCGTTTGGTCGTGGCCAGCGTCTGCGTGATGCTGCGCCCATTCAGCAGCGACTTCGCGGGCGAGGTCTTTGTTTATGAACTTCCGGGGGGTGCCAAACTGCGACAGGTTGCCGTTCTTCAGAACGTGCATCTCCCCATGTTTCGGGTGCTTGGCAACGACGATATAGGGCATCAGGATTCCACCTTGATGATCAACACTTTGCGGCCGGGCCGCAGCGCCTTCTCCTTCTTCGCACGCTCGCGGGCCTGTGCTTCAGTCATTCGCAAGGCTCGGCTGCGATCGATCTCGATCGTCAGGATATTGTCCCAGACGTAGAGGCTCGGCTGGCCGATCGTCGATCGGCACTCCACGATATACTTGCTCATGGAATCAGCAGCACGGCCAAGACGACGATCAGGCACACGGCGACGGTTGCCGCGATGATGTCTGCGATGTTCACAGGTTCAACTCCCGAATCAGCAGTTCTATCCTAAGGCGTTCCAGGACATCTTCCGGATTCGGAACTTGACCGTCTGTGTCGACAATCTCGATACCGGTCCGGAGAAGTTCTTGGATTTGCTCTGTCGACAACTCCGACGTGGGAATGTGCCGACCGCTATCATCTACGAAATTGTGGTCTTTCATGTGACTCCCCGTTAGGCAAGCCTAGGGTAGCACGCGGGGGGTTATGTGACCAGTTCTCGCATGTCCCCCCAGGTCCGTCCGATCGCCAGATCGCTCACAACCGGAACGTGGAGCTGGACGGCGTCGTTCATGATCTCGACGCACTCGCGCGCCTGCTTTTCGTTCTCGACGCTGAATACGTTCTCGTCGTGGACTGTCAGCCTGACCTTGTATCCGGCCCGCCACGCGTCTAGCATCGACTTCTTGGTCATGTCGGCCGCGCTGCCCTGAATGCGCCGGTTGAACATCTTGCGGGCGTCATCGCCGCCATTGGGGTAGTGGAATACTCGACAACGCCGACCCAGGAGCGTCGTGATGTATCCGTCGCGGCGGGCATCGCGCTCAGCAGCCTTGGCTGTCGCCTTCATGAAAGGCATCACCTTGTTGTATTCGTCGAGGAGTCGGCGACCTTCGCGGCCCGGCGCCAGATAGTGGATCTCCTGACCGGCGTCGTTCACGAAACTGTCCGGGAAGGCGTCCAGGCCCAGGGCGATACAGAGACTTCCACCCCCTTGACCATACATCTGCGCCAGATTGAGGATCTTGGCGCTGGACCGTTTGATGGTCATGATGTCGGCGACCTGCTGATGTAGATCCAGGCGCGGGTTCTCGTGGAACTTCTGGGCCATCTTCTGGGCCAAACGGCTGCCTCCTTCCACGGCCCAATGGACAGCGAGGCGAGGTTCCTGCGACGCATAGTCCGCGCTGGCCAGGAGTTCTCCATCGTCCGCCTCCACCAAGCCGCGAATCAGGCTGGCCACTTCCTCATCTCTCGCAGGTAATTGTTGGAGGTTCGGGTCTTGGCTGGAGAATCGGCCAGACACGGTGCCGCCGTCGTCGGACTTGAGCTGATTGAATTGAGCGTGAATGCGCCCGTTGTAGTGATGCTCCAGCACCAGCCGGTCAACGAAGGTCACCCGCTGGCGGTTCTTCCGGCGCAGGTTGAGGATGGCGCGAGCGACTTCACCGGCCTTGTTCTGGTGCTTACTGAGTTGATCGAGGAACGGCCCCGTGAGGCCCTCCTTTTTCAACTTGGGTGTGACAGGGAATCCCTTGACACCCTCGTTCTTCAGCACCCGGATCTGGGACTGAATATCCCAGGCGGTCATGCGGATGCCTGTGAGATGTTTGAGCGCTCGAGACTGGTCGTTCTCCTCGACCAGGAGCTCTTCCCGGAGCCGTTGCGCGCGGGAGACATTCACCTTGACCCCCGCCCTTCGCATTTCCATCAGCATTGGAACGAGGTCCATCTCGAGCCGGTAGATCTTGCCGAGGTCCTGCTCGCGGATGCGAGGCATGAAAATCTTGTGTAGGCGCCACGTCGCCGATGCGTCCTGCTCAGCATACGGCCCGACAGCGAACGACGGCATTTCGGCCATCATCCCCTTCGGGTTGTCTTTGATGCCCGCACGCCTCGCCCATTCCTTGAGCAGCGATTCGTCCTTGCCTTCGCCGAGCTCGTCCTTGGCCAGATTGTCCAGGCTGTAGGACCAACGATGCTCGTTGAGCAGGGGGGCGCTGACTTGGACGTCGTGGATCCGTCCTTCCGGCACCACGTTGAGCCAGCCCAGGTCGTAGGACGAGTTCGCGAAGCACCACTCGAGATCGCCGCGACGGAGCTGGGCGCGCAGCCATCGCATGAACTTTCCGATGTCCCCTGTCCAATTCCCCCCTGCGTGACGAAGAGGGTAGTAGCGGACTTCGTCGAGCGTCTCGAGGCCCCACGCCAGGGCCACGCCGCAGATGAAGCCCTCGTTGAAAGCCCATCCCGGACCGAGCCTCTTGAGCATCGGGTCGTGGGTTTCCAAGTCAAGCGCGACGAGGGAGCCTGCCGGAATCTCAGGAAGCTCTGGGCCGGGGGGTTGCCAATCCACGATCGTAATCTCCGGAAACATCAGCCGAGCGCCGAGAAGGATTCGATGTGAGCAGCGCGGAGATCGCGCTTCAACACGCGGCTCAGGGCCTTGCCAGCCTTGAACATCGCAGGGCGGTTGGTCTCGAGCCAGTCGAGCTCCTCGATTCGCTTCATACGGCTGGCCAGCGCCTCATCGGTGAGCTCGCGGCCCAGCCGCAGGCAGTCTTCTCTCACGGCCGCGGTCGCCTCGTGCGACATGAGGAAGCGCGCCGCGTGAAGCGACGTGAAGCCGTCCCGCCTGAGCAGCCCGAGGGCTACTCGCAGGACAGCGTGGTCTCGCTTCCAGTTGACCATCTTTTTGCCTGCGTTCGACATTCGCCAGGGCCTTTATCTGCTGGGGTGGGGCAGGGGTAGCGCCAGGGGGGCCGCACGGGCTGTATGAGGCCCCCCTGGCAGTCGCGCTACGCCGGAGGCAGCGCCGCCGCGCTGGCCAGCAGCCGCTTCATCGCTCGCTGGGCGACCTCCAGAAACATGGGGTCCAGCGTGCCGTGATAGGCGTGCATGGCGATGTAGATCTCGCGCTCCTCGCCCTGGATGTCGTTGTCGTCGAGAAACTGGCCGAGGGGAATCGGCATGCTGTCCATTTCAGCGACTTCGATGAGCTTCTGCAGAAAGTGCTCAGCCTTCTGCACGTCTTGCAGACCGTTCTTGTCCTTCCAGCGGAACACGTATTTCGTGACCTGCCCCTCCAAGTAGCCGTAGTCGTGGGAAGCCACGAAGTCCCAATGCTGGATCTTCTTCCGGTAGTGGGCACCCCCCACCTGACGCTCGTTGGCGGTCGGCTGTTCGACCATAGGCTGTATCTCTCCTGATTGCACAAGACCTTCGATCCAGTCGGCAGCGTGGTTCTGGGTTGCCGACCCCGTGAGGGTTCCCCTCATCAACTGAAGATACACCGGGTTTCCCTCAAGGCGCTTGAGGGATTCACCGTGAAACACGGTCAGGTCGCGAAGCCAGTTCGCGGCCATGGCCATCTGCTCCCGGTCAGCGATGCCGAACCGGAAAGCGCCCAAGAGGGTCTTGCGGCCCGCCGTGATCTCGAGCGGGCTGGCGGGCTGGCCGGGCTTCTTCACAGCACCAACCCCGCTTCCCGGGCGAACTTGAACAGCGGAGGGGGGATATGCGCCTCGCTCTCGTTGATGTAGTCGCTGACGCGCAGCAGGACTTCCGTGAAGTTCGAGTTGCCGACCATCACCTCGCGCTGGGCGTGCAGCCCGGCTTCGATCAGATCCGCCCATTCCAGCCACGGCCGGATGATCGCCGGCAGGTGATCCTCATGAGCGATCTTCATGTTGTTGCACACGGCGAGCTCCAGAACGCGATGCTCTCTGGTGCGAGCGGGCCGGGGCATGTCGCCGATCTGCGATTCGGCGAGATCGTGTTCCAGCGCCGCACTCATCAGCAAGGGCAGCAGGTGAATCGGCCCGTCGTAGAGCCGGTTGATCAGCATGGCCACCCCCCACAGATGGGACGCGAGGTTCTGCGGACGCGAGTTCGGCAGCGTATGCCAGCGGGTCACGTCGTAGCCCGCCTTGATGAGCGCTTGAAGAGTCGCGGCCATGTCACTTCACTCCATACATGCGAGCGGCCTGGAACCAGTCGCAGTCCGGGTAGCCGTCCAGCATCCCCAAGTCCTTGTTCTGGTGGGCCTGGATCATCGGATAGACCACCCCGGCCAGGAACCTGTTCTGCGTGGGGGGCAGCGGATCATCGGCCGCCAGCGCCAGGAACATCATGTCCAGATCGTTCGTCAGGTCGGCGATGTCCAGCGGCATCGTCGGCGCCGTCTTCACTGTGTGGGTGAAGTCCAGCATTCCCTGGCCTGGGCCGAAGCCCAGGTAGATGTGGGCGTTCGTGCTGATCTGGTGCAGGCGGCCGACGAACAGGCCGAGCGATGTGGCGATGTATTCCTGGAGGAACGAGAACTGGACGATGTTCGCGCCGAGCATTCCCCACAGGACGTCGTTGCTGCGGTTGAACACCGTGAGATCCAGCGCGCCGTCGACGATCCTCAGGTTGACGTGAACGTTGCAGGGGATATCCTTGCTGTCCGCCCCCAGATCCATTGCCGCGTCCCAGATGGCCATCGTCACCCGGCGGCTGTTCGGCTCCCGGCGCAGCATCTCGATCGCGTCCGGAATCTGGTCGTAGAGGCGCCTGCCGTAGTGACCGCGGAGCGTGGCGCCGTCGTCGCTGTAGTTCTTGAACCGCGGCACGATGTCCGCGAACGGCTTGACGAGCGCGACCTTGGAAAGGATGCTCAGCCCGTCAAGCAGAAATAGGAACGGGTTGGCGCGGCGGCGCGGGCAGAGCAGGACGCGCTCCCACGGCTGCGTCGTCGTGACCATCAGCGGCAGCGGGTAGGACACGACCTTCCCGTTGCGGCTGTCTTCGATCTGGCCCTGCTGCTTGATGTGCTGAGGCAGGATCGCGATTGCGTGGTTGACATTCTCGTATTGGACATGCATGATGTGGCCCTCCTGAAGCCGCCCCTAGGGTAGCACGCGGCGGGCTCTCTTGCCAGCCTCGTAAGCCTGTTTCCAGGCGATGCGGGTCTCGAGACGATCCTTGTTCCCGAAGCCCTTCCAATTGTTGTTCGTCTTGCGGACGAGGGTGACGAAGTCTGGGTGTAGATCGTGCAGCATCTGGGCCGCTTGGTCCGAGAGGTCCTCGTTGCGGAACGTGGAACACCCCCCGCGCGCATTGGACCCGCCGACCTGATCCTGCGCCCACTCGTAGATGCAGCAGTTCGGTAGACCGGCCCGTAGAAGCTGGAGCGTCATGTCCAAATCCTGCTTGAGCGGGATCCGGTCGAAACGAGCCGAGGGGGGCATGCGCTCTTTGTCGTAGGCCACCGCTCGAATGATGCGCTCGTTGAGGACGTAGGGCTCGGTCTTGAGATTGTTGCCTTGCCGAAGGCTGATGCCGACATGGGCGAAACGCAGGAGCTTCGACTTGATGGCAGCGATCATCTCCTCCATGTCGTGCGGTTTCGGCTCCAAGAGCTTCTTGCGGTCGGCCGGGTCTTTGCGGGCAAACCGCAGATCGTCGTCGAACATGGCTAAGTGGCGAGTCTCGCAGTTCTCCAGGATGAACTGACGCGTCGCCGAAATGCCCTTGACACTCTTGGGTAGGCGCATGAACGAGCAGGCCGGATAGCGCACCCGGTAGAACTCGTATTCGTGGGGTTGCACCACGAGGGTCGGCGTTACGCCCCCCGAGCGCAGGTAGATCATCGTTGGTTGATTGTCTATTCTCCCCAGCGTGGGGATATAGAAGGTTATGTCCATCCTTTGAACTCCCGATAGCGTGAACGCACCGAACCTTCTCCATTGGTCAATCTCATGTATTTATCTGTCTCACACAGAATATTTTGTTGATCCATCAGCTCCAGCCGCTCATAAATGGTGGGCAGACGAGCAGCGCAGCGGGCATAGGCCGCGCGCACAACGTCAAGCCACTCATTATAGGGCAGGCTTGCTGACAGAGGCTGGCCGATCAACCTGTTGACACCGCGGATGCTGCCCGGCCCCTGCGGCGCCCAGGTGAGGCGATCCGTCCAGGGGAGCTCGTGGTGGATATGCCGAAGGTCGGCGACCGCCTGCCCAGCCATGAATGAGCCGATGCCGGGCTTGCCGTTGAGCCATTTCCAGACTTCCTGCATCGTCTGGGGGTGAGTGCCGATTGTCCTTCGTGCATTCCACAGCGGCACCAGGACTTTCTGCGTGACCTGCAGAATTTTGTCGCCCCCCAACGCACCGTTGATGATGTAGGCGCCGGTGAACACCTTGTCGCGGTTCTTTTTCCGCGCCAGCATCACGCGGGTCCACGCTTTCTCGCGATACGGGGCAGGATACGGAAGCTCTTGCAGCGTGGGGGGCCAATTGATGAGACGCCCCGCGACCGCGGCGATGATGCGGTCTTGAAACCCGACTTCGGGCCGAGCTTGATGCCACCGAAGGAGCCAGTGGCTCACCCGATCGTCCATGCGGCGGACGTTGCACCAGCGATAGGCCAGGAGCAGGCAGTCGTCGGTCCAGGGTTTCGGAGCGTTGGATTCGCGGTTGTGCCGGAGAGCTTCCCGTGCTTCGATCCAGTGGCACATGATATCTAACTGTTCCGGAAGTATCCGGTCGCCTCGGCGCTTAATGACGATCATGGTTCCCTCCGAATACAGATCGAGGGGGGCAGTCTCCCACCCCCCTCGTCCGCAGGCGCGCCGGTGATCAGGAAATGGTGATGTATTCGGCCTTCATGCACACCGTCAGGAAGCCGCGCGCCGACGGGAGCTCGGCCGCCTCGGCCGCCTTCATGTAGGCGCCGACCGTCTTGGCCTTCTTCAGGACGTCCCACTTGCGCGCCCGGAAGGAGTCCTCGGCGAACTTGGGCGTCTTGTTGACGACGGTGATGGTCATGTCGTCCTTCAGGGTGGGCTCGCGGGGCGGCGGCGCCCGCTTCGCGCCGTCCTTGGCCGGGGCCGCCTTGGTCTTGGACTTGGCCTTCGGCGCTTCTTCCTCCTCGGCCTCCTCCTCGGGCTCCGGCGCCTTGGCCTTCACCTTGGTCTTGGTCTTCGGGGCGGGCTTCTCCTCCTCGACCTCCTCCTCGGCTTCCTCCTCGGCTTCCTCCTCGGCTTCCTCTTCGGCTTCCTCTTCCTCATCGGGCTCCGGCGCCTTGGCCTTCGCCTTGGTCTTCGCGGCCTTCTTGGGGTTCAGGACGAAATTGCCCTCGTCGTCGGTGGTGAGCACGAGGCTCTTGCTCTCGAGCAGGCCGGCGAGCTCCTTGCGCGCGGCGGCGACGTTCTTGACCTTGGTGGCCTTGCCGTTGACCTCGGAGAGGATGTCGGCGAGGTCGGAGGCGTCCAGTTCTTCGATATCGACCGTGTCGGCCATGATAGTCTCCTGGGAGTGTTTCGATCGGGGCACCCTGCCCCGACCCAATCATTATACTGCGCTGAGGGGTCCAGCGCAAGGGGGAAAATTAGGCCCCCGTGCTGCCGAATCCTCCGGCCCCGCGCGCCGTGGGCGTCAGTTCCTCCACGTAGTCGATCTCGGCCCGCAGGAAGGGGGCGAGGACCGCCTGCGCGATGCGATCTCCGCGCTTGACTTCGTAGTTCGTGTCGCCCAGATTCATCAGGACGATCATCAGTTCCCCCCGGTAGTCGCAGTCCAGCGTGCCCGGCGAGTTCAGCACGAAGATCTTGTGCTTCGCGGCCATGCCCGAACGGCTGCGGATCTGGAGCTCGTGCCCAGGGGGGACCTCGAACATCAGGCCGGTGCGGAAAATGCGATGCATCCCGTAGTAGACGATGCCCGTGTCTGCGCTGGCGATGTCCATACCGGCAGCGCCCTCCGTCGCATATGACGGAAGAGCGACGGCGTGTTCAAGGGTTGCGACCTTGAGGATCACGGGTGCTCCCTCCGGCCGACGGTGCCGGGCTGGAAGCCGGGCGTCTTGGTGTTGTCCAGCACGATGGCCGGGATGGTGGAGTCGATGACCACGCGCTGCACGTCGAAGAACTTCCCCTCGCGCTCGGTGCCATCGTCCTTGACGGGCGGGCTCAGCAGGAGCTGGGTGCAGCCGCTCAGGTATTCCACGACCGCGGTGATGCGACCCTTGAATCCGGTGACCTTGTCGGAGGCCATGAAACCGAGCAGGTTATCGTTTCGCATTTCGCTTGAGTTCCTCGTATAGGGTTGGGTGCGTGAACAGGGTGTTCCCCATCACGTAGGTGATAGGCGTGATCTTGACTTTGAATTCACCTCCATATCGCTTGACGAGTTTCTTGTGGATCCGTGCGCTGCGATGCCGCGACGCAGGGAACAGGCGCTCTTCGGAGACGGTGATTCGGACAGCGTGCTGGCTGACGACGATCTTCATCCCGAGGAACGAGTTGATCACTCAGGCTTTTCCTTCTTCCACTCGCCGCACCAGTCGGTCGGCTTGACGGCGGGCCAAGATGACTTCGTGAAGTTGTAGCCCTCGATCGGCACCGGCGGATATCGTCGGCACTCGTAGGGATCGACGGCCAGCATTCCCTCCTTGCGCCACTGGCAGGTCCGACACTCGCGGTTCATTGCATCACCGCGAAACAGCGGGGGGTCTCGCATCGGGCGTGAAGGTGGCCGTTGCGGGGCGACCGGGAGTAGGTGATCGTCTTGCCGCAGTTCGGGCAGTCCATCTTGCCGGACGGTCCAGGGGGGATGTTCGCGATGATCTTCAGACTACGGGACAACGACTCGTCCATCGTCTTTCGCCATTCGTCGACTTCTGCTTGAGTCGGCATATCTCGATGCTGGCAGCTCCCCCCTCCCGTGCGACTGCACGGCCACGTCTTCGGCGGATCGTTGCCCAGCATCAGGTATGGCACCCCTGCCCGGCAAGAGGAATTGAGGACACCATTCCAGTTCTTGCACCAGTTGATGTTCATGACCGACCCAGGACCTCCCGGCAATACTTGTTGAGCTCGTGTTTCGCGCCGAGGCGGGTCTGATATGGGCCGTAGCGCTTCGCCCAGGTCTCGTCCCAGAACCACCATTTTCCCTCGTGTATGTGTAGCGGGTCGTTCGGCAAGGTGTGACCCAGCGCAGCGGCGATCGCTTTCACGGCATTGTAGTGCAGAAGGATGAGAGCTCGCGAAGAGATAGGTTTTCGCTGACCCTGCGCCTGCTCGTGCCTCGCCATCTCCGTGCGAAACCTGAACATGGCGCGAGCCAACGGCTCGTCCTTGTCCATGTAGAGTTCGAACGCTTCGTCTTCGGTCATGATACCAGCCTCAACTTGAGCTTCTCCGGGGGCAGGGTCATGTGCGGCTGGACTCCGCCCGCGTGATAGAGCATGGGGGGCGCCCGCTTGAGGCAGACGCGATACCACGCGTCGCGCATGGCTGCCGACTCGGTGTTGAACGGTCCCCCCTCGCTGGTCCCGTGCATCCAATACCAGCCGCAGAAGATCGGCGGCTCGTTGATGGGCTTCATGGAGTTCCAGATCTTGACCGTCGCTCGATTCGCGTAGGTGAAATGCACCCGCGCCGTGACCAGGGCTTTCTGGATTTCGTCGGTGAGTTTCATGTCAGTCCTCCCTGATGCCGAGAAACACGGGAAATCGCGGTCTATCCTTGATGCCCGTGGGTTGGAACTTGTATTTGACCATCTTGCCGATGGGCGGGTTCTTCCACAGAACGGCTCGCTGGTGCTCGTCCAGGCCGGTGCCGATCTCGAACTCAACGCCGCTCGGCAATCGACAGACAAGCGTCCCCAGCGTGCCTTTCGGCACCTTGTTCGCCTTGTGGCTGGATCGCTTCATGCGACCGAGCTCGCTCATCTGCTGGGGGTTGTCGTTGCGCTTCTGCTCGACGACACCGATGATCTCGGCTTCGGCATCCTCGAACCGCTTGATCTTGCAGAGCCACTTGTCGGTTTTGCCGCTGCGCCCGAACTTGTAGAGGCCGTCGGCTCGTCGGATCATGACGCCCTCGTAGCCCTGTTCGAGACACGAGGCTTCGTAGACGTCCAGTTGTTCGCGGGTGCGGATCCATCGGTGGGGCAGCGGTTTCACCTCCACGAGACCATCGGGGTCGATCATAGATTCCTTGGGCAGATGCCGCAGTCTCTCGATGTAGGGCTCCTGGTGCTTCGCGAAAACGTCGAAGACCCAGAACGTCACCTGGGGGGTGCCCCCCTCGCTCATGACCGCGCTGGTTGTGCGATAGAAGACACCCTGGCCCGTGGGCTCTCCGGAGATGAGCTCGCCGTCCCAGCCATGATAGTGCGTGCGGCCCAGGAAATTCTGCAGGAAGGTGTTCGGAATGGGCTTGAGTTTCCGACTCATGAGCGTGCCGTTGATGTTCAGCGCTCGGACGCCATCCAGTTTCGGACTGGCCAGGAGCGGAAACTTGAGCTCGTCGAGGTCCTTGGGCGTGTAGGCGAGCATCGGTTTCATGAATCAGTGGCCCCGCGAGGAAGGGTCGATGTCGTGGATGCTCTCCTTGACCAGGACGCGTGTCGGGAAACACTCCGCGTATTCGTCCAGCGGCACGTCGACGATGTCGGCGGAGTCCGCAGTCACCAGAAGGCCGGTGCATGCGGTAGGTGTGATGTGGCACACGGCCATGAGGCCTTCCACCCCGAACACGAGATCGCCGAGTTTCGGCGGGTCTGTGTTGGGGGCGGTGTGTGGAAACGCGCTGGGATCAGGCGAACGGCCCATTTACGACATCCTTGTGGCGGGTGGCCCGGCATTATACCGTGCAGGCGTTTCAGGGACTACGGCTTTTGCATCACGAGAAGCACTCCTTGATCACAGCCACGCGGAGCTTCTTCCGCCGCCCGAGTTCACGCAGCGCGCCGGTGAGATTCGGCACACTCCAGGCGTTGGTCCCGTCCCAATTCATGGTATTGTCGTGAAGGCGCTGGAGTTGATCCAGCAGGCGGAGCATCTTCGGCTCACGCAGCGGTTCGGGCAGCACCGCCTGGACGATCGCCGAGCCCACGCCATCGTGAACTGACTTGCCTTCCAGACCGCGACGATACTTCTCGTCGGGGATCCAGATGCCGACCGCGCACTTCAACCCCCCTGGCCCGCGATACTGGCGCTGACCAGTCGGGTTGAAAGACGGTCGCCCCTGCGCCGCCAGATGCGCGACCGTGCGATTGAACACAGCCTGGGGGGAGTAGTCACTCTCCGAAGAGCTCATTCCATTCCTCCTTGGTGATGCCGCTGAGAATGAACTCACGCTCGTCAGGGGTGAGTTCGGGAAAGCACTCCTGGATCAGGGCGCCGCTGTTCCAAAGCGTGAACTGGCACGGCCGCGCCTTGATGCGGATCGTGTGCTCTTTCCCTGAATAATTGGAAACGTTCGTGACATCGAGAGTTTCGACGTCCACGACGGTCCAACGAAGATGTCGTCCTTTGGTCTGCATGTTGTTCTCCTTCAGCACCCCCCGGTGCGGTGCCACTATAGCGCGGCCTATGTGGAAGGACTAGTGGCGATTTACTTGACATCTTCCCAGTCGGCTTCGATGGTCTCGCGAGAACCAACGAAATTCACCCCACGAAGACGGTTGAACTCTCGGAAGTAGTTATTGATCGTGATGACATCGCCTCCAGCGGTCACCAGATTACTGAATATCTCCTCCGGCAGAACGATCTGTCGCATCTTGCATTCTTCGTGCAGCGTATGTAGATCCTTGGCCGCGCGCTCTAGACTGCGCTTGATGTTGGTGACGAGCGACTGGCTGCGGTCGATCACATACTCGGCCGCATCGGGCTCCGGTGCGGGGGGCTCCGGCTTGGGCTGACGCAGAGTCTTGACCGCGGCTTCCACCGACATTTCTCCTCGAGCAATCGGCGGGATGAGTTCAGGAGCCTTTTTCTCTACGGTCTTGGCGTCTTTCAGAGCAGTAGCCCCGACCCCAAGCATTTCGGCCGTCTCTTTCGCGGTTTTGTCTCGACTAGTTGCGCCGGTAGCAGGCGCAACTAGTGGCGACTTCTTGTTGAAATTGTCGGCAGCACGCATCTTCTCGCGCTTCCCCGCCGCCACGAGTTTCGCCTTCTCGCGCATGTAGGGCAGGCCGACGATCACCGCGATCTGACTCTTGGTCAGGTGTCGTCGATGAACGTTCGCCGAGATCACGAAGTCGAGGATCTGCATTTCGCTGAGATCACGCTCCTCGATCTGCGGCTTGCGGTCAAGCATCGTGCAGGCCCGCCAGCGCGCCCGCCCATCAACGATCATACCGTTGCAGGTGATGATCGGGAACATCTGGCCGAACTGGTTGATGTCTGCTCGTAGATCGTCGAATTCCTTCTTCGCTATCTCAGGGACCATAGACAGATATGGGTGCGATTTCATGATATCCTCCGGATCCAGGGGGGACGATCAATCCCCCCTGGAAGGTTGGTTCAGGCGATGCGCTTGGTGCGATCGCCAGCCACCGCGCGAGCGGCTTCCGGGAAGGACTTCTTGAGGGTCTTGTCCTGACGGGTCCTGTCCGTCATGACGGCCACCATGACCCCGATCGTGCGAGAGTCCTTGGTGTCGCGCAGATCGCCGGACGTGAGTTCCGTGATGATCTCGTCGGTCTTGCGGGTGTTGCGCTGCAGATTGCACACGCCCTGGTGAATCGTCTTCAGGAAGATGTTCGGATCATCCTTGTCCTTCGCACGATTCTTCAGCTCCTCCATCGCCGCGCTCACCGTGATCTTCCCAGCCAGGACATCGTCCGCCAGCGCCGGGTCCGCAGCCCGGATTTTGGAGGCCGTGCGAATCAGTTGGTCCTCATTGAAGACAGCCTTCGTCCGAGGGATTCCATAGGTCTCGCGCACGGTATCGATCTTCTTCTGCAACGACCAGCCGTCCAGGCTGGCCGCCTTGCCCGCGATGAACATCGCGATCTGCGACTTCGTCCAGTGGTGCCGGGCGAAATTCGCACCCACGATCACGTCCAAGGCGTCTTCCGGCTGATGGGTGTCATAGCGGATCGGAATCTGGTTCTCGACGCAGAGCAGGTAGCGCATCCAGCCATCAGTGATCAGACGGCGGCCGTCTTCGATGCAGCACTTGATGGGATACAGCAGGCCCTGCGAGAGCAGGCTGCTCCGCAAGTCGTCGATCGCCGAATTCTCGGGCCAGTTCTTCGTACGATAGGGATGCGGTTCGCAAGGAACGGAGTTCTTGCTCATGATAATCTCCTGGAGCAACCGCGATGTTGCGGCGGGGCTAGTATAGCGTAAGAGCCAACTAGGACAAGGTTGAGGCAGGGGGGCCGGGCAAGCCCCCCTGCGCTGGCCCTAGCGGGCCTGTTGACTCCGGAGGAGATACCCCTCCAGCGGCCAGAGCTGCCGGATCGCGTCCTCATAGGCGAACTTCTTGCCCAGCTCACGGTTGAAGTTCTCGGCGCTGGCGGGGGCAGCCTTGCCAATGACCGTGAAGCCATTCTCCATCACAAGGATGCAGATCGACAAGATGGCCAGCGACGGCACCGTCGCGTCGGCAGCCTCCGATCCCGTCATGTCGTAGCGGGCCACGATCTTCGCCTCCATGCTGGCGAGGCTCACGCGGGGGGCGACCGCCACGGCGGCGGATTCGGCGTCGGTGTGTTCAATGCTCATGGGTGTGTGTCCTTGAGAGTTGTTGGGTCAGCCGCGATCTTCGATATCGGCGGCCTTGGCCATCCCGGCCTTGACCGCATTGTAGAACTCACGGGCACGGTTGTAGAACTGCGCGCCGTGGTCCAGCTCCGTCGTCGGCATGTGGACCGACACCGAGGGGATATAGAAGTCCCCCTGGTCGTTGCTGGTCGCCTGCGCCGTCATGTGGTAACAGTTGAACCAGAACGGCATCTGGACTTCCTCGCCTGTGGCGGGGTTGACCTGCCTCTGCGACATGATCAGCGTATTCCAACGCTTGCTGATCGCCGCCTTCTTGCCGGTCATGGAGAACACGGCCGGGACAGCCTCGCCGCTGTTGTCGTCGACGATGAGGACATAGTATTCCGGCGTGACCACGACCTCGGTGTCGTTGTCGGTCAGGTAGACGCCGGGATTTTTGCGCTCCATCCCCTCGAGTTCCTCCTCGGGAACGTCCATCCGGACCAACCCCCCGCCCGCGTCGATCGGGGTCCACTCGATCAACCGCCGCTGGTAGGTGATCGGGATGACGTAGATTCCCTCCTCGCCGTCCCAGAGTTTCTGCAGGCTGGCCACGCAGAACATGCCGCCCGCCGCGCCCTTGATGAACTCGGCGCGGTTCTTCTTCGTGACACGGCTCATCTCGTGGAGCAGGCTGAGCCGCGGGATGATGAGGTCCTGAGCCGAGACGTTCTCGGCGCCCATGCCCGCATCGGCGAACGGGTTGGGGGCGAGGGTCGCGACTTCAGTCTTGTTGCGCTTGATCATTGCCATGGTGCGGATTATCTCCAAATCGCGCGTTGTGGATTGCCTTCCGGATTGTCGTGGAAGTCCCGCAGCGCGGCCTCCCCGAACGTCCGGTAATCACCCCCCGGAAACTGGCGGGCAAACTGAGTGACCAGTGTCATGAACTCCTTCTTGCTGAGCATCCGGTCATCGTCCTGAACGTCCTCCCAATCTTCCTCGGGATCGATCTCCAGCATGATGAAGATGCGGGGGTTGGCTGCGGTCTTGATCTTCTCGAAGGCGGCGTTGTTGATCGCCCACGAGATATAGTCCAGACCGTTGCGGCTCGTCAGCGTCTTGCCCAGGAACTGGACCACGATGCGCCGGGTGCGCTGGTCGTAGAGGGCGCGACACTTCTCGATGCGGGTTCCATCTTCCCATTCATAGACGGGCTTGAAGTCTTCTGGGCGAAAGGCTTTCGGCATTACGGCTTAAACTCCACGAAGTCGGGATTGCTGTGAATTACGTCCTTGTTCGTGAAGAGTGGCAGGTCGTCGAACCACTCCGTGACCTTGGCTTGACCGGGCGCAAGGACACCGAACTCCACAGGCGCGGTCCGTCCGAAACGGATGTCGCGCTCGTTCTTGATGGCCACGACGGCGGGCACGCGATATTTCCCACCGACATTGTGATGAATCACAATGCGGTAGAAAAGTGGGGCGGGGGCGAGGGTGCGATAGACGGCCACCCCCCGGATCCTTTCCAGGTCCAGAAGCGGATAGTGGTCGATCTTCGCCCATTGCCAGTTCTTGCGGCGAAGGATCGGCTTCCGGGGTCCGGGGTTGTCCGGCGGCTCGTTGTCAGACCTTGGCGACATTCTTCACAACCGCCTTCGTCTGACCGCGGAGGCCGACCACGCTGAGGTCGATCGGCAGATTCGCTGCCACCCTGGCTCTGCCCCACGCCTGGAGGGACATGGGATGGACTTCGCTGTCGACCTCTACGACGGGCTCGTGCTCGCCGGTGATCTTCCCCTGCTTGATGAGGGACTCGACCATGCGCTTGGTCTTGTTCGCAGCCCGTATATCGCCCTTCGCGAAGATGAGCTCCACTTTGGACTTGATGAGCTCTCCCCCCTCGTGCGCTTTCAGGTAGTCGATGGCCGCGAATCGGGCGTCCGGATTGTCCCTGCCGGGCAGGCTCCCGTAGATCTTGTAGGAGACCTCGCACTTCAGCATGTCGTCGGTCGTGAACGAGGACGAGCCCATCTCCGTCATCGACTCGGGAATGTCCACCGTGGCCAGCATCGCGGCCTTCGCCAGCATCTTGCTGAGCCGCGCCTGGAGCATCTCGATGTCC